CCTTCTGCCGGTAACAGCTGGGTTAGTCTACTGTTTTTTTCGCTTTCCCGTGTTTTTCTTGCTTTGTGCCTGATTTTGCTGCGTTATTTCTTTGCCGGTGTCGCTTGTCTCTCCTGTGTGTGTGGTGTGTGGGGCGCTGGCGGGTGCGTGGCCTGTCGAAAAAAAGCGGCGCTGTGCTGCCTTCTGTGGGCTCCTGGGCGCGTTCTGGTGCTTCTGGGCTGTCCTGGTGCCTTCGGGGCGTTCTCGGCCGTTCTGGGGCTTCTGTGGGCTCTCTGGCTTGTCCTGGTCGCTTCGGGCGCTTCGGGGGCGCTTCGGGCTCGCTCGGTTGTCCTGGTGCGCCTTGCTCCTATTACGGGGCGCTTCGGGGCGGTGCGCTGCGCTTGGCTGCGCTTGTGCCGTTCTGGTTCGTTCGGGCTGCGTGTCGTGCCGCTCTGGTCAGTGCCGTTCTGGTTCGCTCGGCGGCCGGAAAGTGCCGGGTTCGATTCGCCTGGTCGCTCGGGCCTGGTCTGTCCCTGGTCGGCGGCGGCGCTCGGGCGCGCTCGCGCTCCTGGGATTGGATTTGACTCCCCCCCCCGGTGATGAGGTCGGGCCGCCCCCGGAGACTGTGACTACCCCCCTTTTCCATTGCCTCTTGATTTTTCAAGTTGAAACTTGCAAACCCTGGCCTGGAGGTTGTTATGCGTGATTTTATTGCTCGGTTGTCTTACGCTTGGGGTGCTGCGGTTGCTGCGTGGCGTGATTATCCCTTCCTTTTGGAGCGAGAGCGTTTCCCTGGCCTGGTCGATGAGGTTCTTGGCGTTGTGTCTGACGCGCCTAGTGCGGTGGAGATTCGGGCGGATATATATGCGGAGTTTGATCGGCTGTCTGAGGGTGGCGAGGTCCAGCACTGTTCTGTGTGCGGGGCGGAAGATATGGGATACAAGCAGGGCGTGGGAACGTGCCGCAAGTGTGGGTGGTCGACGGTATGAGTGTGAAGTCGGTTTTGGAGTCTGAAGTTGGCGAGGCTGCTCCTGCGGCTGTTGTTGAGGTTGCGGGGCGCTCGTATGAGCAGACTGTGATCGATGTTGGGGATTTGCGCGGTTATGAGCGTAATTCGCGGACGCACTCCCCGGAGCAGGTTGCGCAGATTTGCGCGTCGATTGAGCGTTTCGGGTGGACTAATCCGTTGCTGGTCGATGAGGATGGCATGATAATTGCTGGTCACGGCCGGATGATGGCTGCTGACAAGCTGGGTTTGAAGCGTGTTCCGTGTGTTGTGCTTTCTGGGCTGTCGGAGGATGAGAAGCGGGCTCTGGTGATTGCGGATAATCAGTTGGCGCTGAATGCTGGCTGGGACTTGGATTTGCTGACCGAGGAGGTCCGGGCGTTGTCTGAGTCGGGGTTCGACACGGATGTTCTGGGTTTTGATGGCGATGTTTTGGCGGATTTCTTGGCGGAGACGAATAGTGGCTTGGAGGATCCTGATCATGTTCCTGATGTTGGGGGCGATGTCGTCACTGTTCCTGGGGATGTTTGGATTCTTGGTCGTCATCGGATTGTGTGCGGTGACTCGACTGATCCGTTGGTTGTCGACAAGTGCTTGGACGGGGAGGTTCCTCGGCTGATGGTGACTGATCCGCCTTATGGGGTGGAGTATGATGCTTCGTGGCGGGCGGAGGCGCTTGGCAAGGATGATTGCGGGGATTTGGCGGTTGGTAAGGTTTTGAATGACGACCGGGCGGATTGGCGCGAGGTTTGGGCGCTGTTTCCTGGTTCGGTTTGTTATGTTTGGCACGGTGCGCTTCACGCGGCTGAGGTTGCGGCTTCGCTTGAGGACTCGGGGTTTCCGATTCGCTCGCAGATTGTTTGGGTCAAGACTCGGGCGGCGCTGTCTCGGGGTAATTACCACTGGCAGCACGAGCCTGCGTTTTATGCGGCTAAGGATGGTGATGACGGGTGGCAGCATTTTGAGCCGGACCATGATTTGGCGGCATATGCGGTCAAAAAGGGGGACACTGCGAAATGGCGGGGCGGTCGGAAGCAGACGAGTGTTTGGTTTATCGAGCATTTGAAGTCGGAGACGGGGCACTCGACGCAAAAGCCGGTTGAATGCATGAAGCGGCCGATGGAGAATAATTCCGCGCCTGGTGAGTGGGTGTTTGAGCCTTTTTCCGGGTCTGGTTCGTCGATTATTGCGGCTGAAATGTGCGGGCGGCGGTGTTGTGCGATTGAGCTCAACGCGGAGTATGTCGATGTTGCGGTTCGTCGCTGGGAAAACTTCGTTGGGGGTGAGGCTGTTCTCGAGGGGGATGGTCGGACTTTCGCGCAAATCAAGGAGGATCGGGTGTGATTTGGCGTTGGCTGGGCGTTGTTGCCGATGCGCTTTGGTTGATTGCGGTGGGCCTGGTCCTACTGGTGTTGATCGACCTGGTGCTGGGGGTGCTGCTGTGATTCGCTGGGCGTTCGCCTGGCTGTTGTTGTGGCTGGTGGTCGTCCTGGGGTCTTTTGGGGTGTTTGTGGGCCTGTTGTGGCTGCTCAATTGGGCGGTGTCGTGATCTGGCGGCGCGGTGCGGCTGTTTTGCTGCTCGTGCTGGCCTGGTTCGGTCTTTTGCTCGCTTTGATTTAAAAAAACCCCCGGCGCTTGGCCGGGGGCTTGAGTTTGCCGCTTCGGTGGGACCGAAAGCGGGGTTCGTTAATCTAAAACTGGATCCCAAACAAAAGCGGGCAATTTGTCGGGGTCGTCCTGTGCCAAAATCAGCGCCTGGTGGCAAAACTTGCCCATTTTCTGGCTGTCAAAAACGCTGCCGTGTCGCGCTGCGGCTTCCTTGGCAATTTCGACCGCGTTTCGCCAAAAGTGGCCGAAAAGGTCGTCTGCCTGGCCGATGATGTCGCCCTGGTTGGGCTCTCCGTCCTCGTCGGTCAAAACGCGCCCCTCGTCGATTGCCGCCTCGATTCCCTCTTGGCAAAAACGCGCCATTTGAAGGATCCCGGCGATCTCGCGCAAAACAATGCTTCCGCTAATCACCGCTTTGCCGAGGTCGGCGGCGTAGTTTAATTCTCCGGTTTCTGTAATGAAATCAGTCACTTAATCTTCCTTTCGCTAATTGCGTCGACCTGGAATTGGCCGATTCGGGCGCTGGATTGCGTCCTGGGTTGAACATTGCTAACTTTGAAAAATGAGTCAATCGAAACTTTCATCTTTTTTTGAGTCGTGCCTGAATGTCGCTGTGGGCTGGTTGGTTGGTCTGGTTGCCAATCTCGTTGTGCTGCCGTGGTTCGGTTACTTTGTGACTTTTGGCGATGCGGCTGGTATTAGTGTGGTCTACACCATAATTTCGCTTGTCCGGTCCTATGCGATCCGGCGCTGGTTTAACTGGAGACTCACTCGTGGCTGACGCGCATATACCGACTGACGAGAATCGCCGGAAAGCGGCCATGTATGCTGGCTTGGGGCTGACGCACGAGCAGATCGGCTCGCTTTTGAACATTTCGCACAACACGGTAGCGAAGTATTACGGCGAGGATATCGACCGGGGTAAGGCCGAAATGATCGCCAAGGTCGCGGGTAATCTTGCGCAGCGGGCGCTGCAGGGTGACAAGATCGCGCAGATTTTCTATTTGAAGTGTCAGGCTGGTTGGAAAGACACCAGCACTTTTGAACACACCGGGGCTGGCGGGTCTGCACTTTTCCCGCGGGCTATCGAGTGGAATGTGCAGGAGCCAAAGCAAATTGAAGGACGAGTCATCGAATCCGAAGCTGGAGATTGACATTGCGCCAGTATTCCGGCCGCTCCTGGTCCCCTCGCGTTACAAGGCGGCTTATGGGGGTCGTGGATCCGGAAAGTCGCAATTCTTCGCTGACCTGGCTATCGCTCGGTGCATTAACACACCGGGCTTCCGCTTGCTTGCCTGCCGCGAAATTCAAAAATCGCTAAAGGATTCGGCAAAGTTCCTTATGGAGTCGAAGATCAAGCAGCGCGGGCTGTCTGATTTCTTCGACATCAAATCGACCGAGATCGGAACGCCGGGGGGCGGTTTGATCACGTTTGTGGGCCTGCAGGACCATACCTCGGAGTCGATCAAGTCGTATGAGGGCTATGATGCGGCCTGGATCGAGGAGGCGCATGGCGTTTCGAAGCGGTCAAACAACCTGCTTCGCCCGACGATCCGTAAGGAGAACAGCGAGCTCTGGTATTCGTGGAACCCGCGCTTTGACTTTGATGCGGTCGATGAAATGTTCCGGGGCGCGAAGGGGCCGCCTACGGGCTCGATTGTCGTCAAGGCGAATTGGTCGGACAATCCCTGGTTCCCACCTACGCTCGAGCAGGAGCGTCTTGACTGCATTCAGCAGCAGCCGGAGCAATATGACCACATCTGGGAGGGTGGCTATGCGTCCGTTATGGAGGGCGCTTATTACGCCAAGAACATTGCACTTACGAAGGAGCAGGACCGCATTCGGGACTTGAGCGAGGATCCGGTCAAGGCTCTGCGCGCCTATTGGGACATTGGCCTGCGCGATGCCTGCGCGATCTGGATTGTGCAGCAGCATGGTAATGAGATGCATTTTCTCGACTATTACGAGGCCGAGGGGCAGGATTTGGCCTATCACCTCGATTGGATGCGCTCGGCCGGCTGGGGCCGGGCGGAGATTGTTCTGCCGCACGATGGCGCGAAGCGCGATTCTGTGATGGCTATGCGGTATGAGGACCATATCCGCGAGGCTGGCTTCCGGGTGCGGACAATTCCGAATCAGGGGCGCGGTGCTGCGATGAAGCGCATCGAGGCCGCTCGGCGGCTTTTCGGCAATATGCACTTCGATAAAACGAAGTGCGCAAGCGGGTTAAAGGCGCTCGGCCAGTATCACGAGCGCATTAACCAGGCTGGTTATGGTGTCGGTCCTGAGCACGATTGGTCGTCACACGGCGCGGATGCGTTCGGCCTGGCGGCAATTGACTATCAGGAGCCTCGTGTGAGAAAGAAGGGTGAGGACCGCGCCCCAGCCGGAGCTATGGGATGGTTGATGTAGATTCCGACGAGCGCGTCACCAAAGACTTGTTGATGTGTTTGTGCTATTACGCTTGTGGCGGCAGTGACGGGGGAGTCGCCGCGAGAATTACGCTCGGTCGCGTTAATGAGAAGATCGGGGCTTTGAAGGACGACGATGATGGATGATTACAAGGCGCAAGTCACCGGGGATTCGGATGACGAGAAGTCATACGATGAAATGACCGATGAGGAGCTAATCCAGGAGGCTCAAGAGAAGTTGAGCACTGCGGTGGACCGCGAGAGCGAGTTCCGCGAGGAAGGTCTGGACGACCTGCGCTTTGCGCGCCTGGGCGAGCAATGGCCGGAGCACATCCGGGTCCAGCGTGAGAAGGATTATCGCCCGGTTTTGACCGAGAACAGGCTGCCTACGTTCATTCGGCAGGTGGTCAACGATGTTCGCAAGAACAAGCCTGGCATCGAGGTTACTCCGGCCGATGATGGCGCGGATCCCGAAACGGCGCGAATCTTCAACGGTCTGATTCGCAACATTCAGGTGCAGTCTGATTTTGACGTTGCAACCGATACGGCGGCTGAAAGCGCGGTGTCTAACGGCTTTGGCTATTTCCGCATCAATTTGAGTGACGATGGGCGCGAGATTAAGTTTGAGCGGATCATTAATCCCTTCACTGTGTTCGGTGATCCGCACAGCGAGGCGGCGGATTCCTCTGATTGGAATTGCTGCTTTGTAACCTCGATGATGAGCCGGGATCGGTTCAAATCGCTTTATAAGGGCGCTTCCGAGGTCGATTGGGATGGTCAAGGCTACACCGGGATGGAGGCTCCCTGGCGCGAGGGAAATGAGATCATGGTCTGCGAATATTGGAAACGCGACCAGATCACCGAGGAATGGGTCAAACTGTCGGACGGTTCGTGGAAGAAGGCCGAGGACATTAACGAGGCTGAAATGTTCCTAGCGGGCATTCAGGTGGTCGAAGTCGAGGAGCGCGATGCCTGGAAGGTTACGCAGTTCTTGATGACCGGGGCTGAGGTGCTCGAGCGCAACGAGTGGCCGGGTATGTATATCCCGATCATTCCGATCTACGGCGATGAGATCAATGTCGAAGGGAAGCGCTATTTCCGCTCTCTGATCAATCCTGCGAAGGATGCGCAGCGGCGGTTTAACTACTGGATGACTATGGGGACCGAGTTGGTCGCTCTGGCTCCAAAGGCTCCTTGGATTGGCGAGGAGGGGACGTTTGACATTGATTCTCGCTGGGCGACAGCCAACAACGTAACGCATCCGTATCTCGAGTATGCGGCGGGCAAACCTCCGCCCCAACGCCAAGGCTTTACAAACGTCCCAGCCGGGGTGTTCCAAGAAATGATGAACGCTGCCGAGGGCATGAAGGCGATTCTCGGAATCTACGATGCTTCGCTTGGCAATCGGTCAAACGAGACCAGCGGTGTCGCTATCAAGGCTCGCGCTGCGCAAGGGGATGTTTCGACGTTCCATTTCATCGACAACGTGACGCGGGCTATTCGTCACGCGGGCCGCGTCACAATCGACTTGATTCAGAAGGTCTACACGACCGAGCGGATTGTCCGTGTTCTGGGCGAGGATATGCAGCCGCAGTCTGTGAAGATCGCAGCTGGCGCTCCACCACAAGAACAGCAGGCGATGGAGGCGCAAATC